TAAGAATAACTCTTAAAGGTCAAGATGATTTTAAATACATTGGTAAAAAAATGCAAGAAGGTTGGAAATTTGTTGATGTAAAAGAAGTACCTGAGATAGAACAAACATCAGTCGTGAAGATGGATGGAAGATACTCTGGAGCTGTCTGTCGTGGAGACATTGCGTTAGGTAAAATACCTACCAAGTTATTCCAAAGCAGAAATGAGTTTTATCAGAATAAGTCTGACCAATTAATGGATGCAGTTAATAGTCAATTAATGAGAGGAAATAATTCTAGTATGCCCATTTCTAATTCTAGTAAAACCACAGTAACAAAAGGTAGACAACCTAGTTTTCAAAAGTAATCCTTTTGTTGCTTTATTAACAATAAAGGAGATTGAACTATGGCAAGTGTAAATGCACCAAGAGGGTTAGCCCTCGCCAAAAAAAATGGTTCTGGTTCCAACTCTACTGGTATACGTACTATTGATTTGACACCTGCAAGTCCAAAGGTGGCTTCAGCATTGATACCTTCAGATATATTTACAGGAGACCCTATCTTAATTGAGAGTCAAGGTACTATTAAACCTTGTCCTGCAAATGTAACAGTTAAATGTGCAGGAGTGTTTCAAGGAATACAGTTTGTAAATGCTAGTGGAGAGCAAAAATTCGCAAGAAGTTTTACAGGTGGAACCACAGCTACAGACGTTAAGATTCATATTGCAAGTGACCCTGAGCAAACATTTTTTATCCAAGCAGATGCTACAGTAACTGGTTCTGCAGGATTAGGTGTTGGTGTGGTAAACGCACCATATATTTTAGGAACTGGAAGTCATAAGACTGGACAAAGTGCTTATGTTTTAGATGCTTCTGGTCCTACACAGGCAACAAGTCATTTGAGAGTTATAAGAAGAGCACCATGGGATACAGGTGTAGGAGCATCAGCAGGTGTAACTGACCAATATCCTTGGTATGAAGTTAGAATTAACTCACATATGGATAATTATATAACAGCAACTGTTTCATCAGCTTAATAGGAAAGGAGATAAATTATGCCAATAAATAGAGCTGCGATAAGCAAAGAACTCCTTCCAGGATTAAACGCTGTCTTTGGAATGGAATATGGAGAAGTAAATGATGAGCATCTACCACTATATGAAATAGAAAATTCAGATAGGTCTTTTGAAGAGGAAGTCCTCTTTACAGGATTTGGTGCTGCTCCAACTAAAAACGAAGGTGCTGCTGTTGTTTATGATGATGCAGGAGAAAGCTTTACAGCTCGTTATACAAACGAGACTATTGCTTTAGCTTTTGCAATCACAGAAGAAGCAATGGAAGACAACCTTTATGATACTTTTGCTAAATTAAGAGCAAAAGGTTTAGCCAGAGCAATGGCTAATACTAAACAAGTAAAAGCTGCAAAGCTATATAACGAAGGATTTACCACAGCACAAGGAGATGGAGTAAGTTTATTTAATGCTTCACATCCAACTGTTGGAGATGGTAACCAAAGTAATGTAGGTACAGCAGCAGCAATATCAGAAGCTAGTTTAGAGTCTGCAGTAATTGCAATTCAAAAGTTTAAAGATGACAGAGGAATCTTAATTGGTTCATCTGCTGTATCTTTACACGTACCAATAGACTTAATGTTTACTGCTGATGTATTATTAAATACACCAGGAATTGTAGGTAGTGCAGATAATGACATAAACTCTGTTAGAAACTTAGGAGTATTCCCAAGTGGTTATTTTACTAACAGAAGATTTACTGACACTAATGCTTTCTTTATTAAAACTGATGTTCCTAATGGTTCAAAGATGTTCAATAGAACACCTTTACAAACTAAGATGGAGCCAGATTTTGATACTGGAAACTTACGTTTCAAAGCCAGAGAAAGATATTCTTTTGGAGTATCTGACTGGAGAGGTTGGTTTGGTAATCAAGGTGCCTAACCATTAATAATTAGGGGGAGTTGAAATATACTCTCCCTACTATAAGGATTTAAAATGGCTAATAATATAACATCAAAATTTTTTACAGGTGCAACTAATGGAGTTATTGTGACTACATCAGATGTTACTAGAGTTGTTGCTATACATGCAGTTGCAGTAACTGCAGGAGGTACTTTTGCTTTATCAGAAGGTGGAGCAGATAAAATAAAATTTCAAGTTCTTGTAAGTAGTGCAACTGATATTTATATAGGTGACCAAGGAGTAAGATTTAGTGGTAATGTAAGTGTATCTTTACCCTCTGATGGAAGCTCATGTACTTTATTTGTAGGATAATATAGTGCCTAATTATTCGTTTCTTAAAACAGATATAATAAATACTATAGAAAATAACTCAACAGAATTTGAGGAACATATTCCTTACTTTGTTGAAAAAGCTGAAGGTAGAATAGTAAAAGAACTAGATGACTCTGGTTTAGATAACTACTCTACTTTTTCATTTACAGCTTCTGACCCAGTAGTTAGTTTACCTGCTGATACATTAGTTGTAAGAAATGTAAACTATACCACAAGTGTTTCAACTACAGCAGTTCCTGCTAATTCAAAAATTAATTTATTACAAAGACCTTATGAGTATGCAATAGACTATTTTCCTTTTGCTAGTGCATCAACAGGTACACCAAGATATTATTCAAGAAAAACTAATACACAAATTTATATTACACCAACACCTGCATCTGCAGTATCAGGTGAAATACAATTTACACGTAGACCTTTAGCTTTAGCTAGTGCTACAGGTACAAGTGTAACAACATCAAATTATTTTAGTGAGTTTTGCTATAATGCTTTATTTGCAGCATGTATGGTAGAAGCTACATACTTTATAAAAGATTTTCAAACACTAGCAAACTGGGAAGGTAAATATAAAAATTCAATAGATGCTTTACGTAATCAGTCTAGAAGAACAAGACAAGATGATATGCAATCAGCTAACAATCCTTCAGGTGGTCCTAATCCAGTATTACAAGGAGCACAATAATGGCTATTAGTAGAATAAATGTAATACAACAAATTACAAAAGTAAATAATAAAAAAAAGAAAAAGAAAAATAAAAAGGGGAAAAAATAATGGCTATAAAGACAATAGGTAAAGCTGCATTAAAAGCAAAACGTCAAGCTGCTAAAGATGCTGTTAAACGTAGTAAAAAAACTATGAGATTTAAAGAAGGCACAATAATAGAAAAAAGTAAAGCTATAAAAAATCCTAAAGAAACATTAAAAAAATTTGATAAAAAATTAGATAGAATAGAAGAATTATCAAAAAAGAAAGAAGTAAAAATAAAAAATTATGCAGGTTTTAATCCTAAACAAATACAACTTTCTAATGTTGAATCTAATATATTTAAAGAATTTAAAGGAATAAGAAATCTTGTTAAAGGATTTGGAGAAGGTTCTAAAATAAAAAATATATCTCAAGCTAAAAAATTTAGAGAAAAATTAGTTAAACAAGCAGAAGGACAAAAACTTAAAGATAAACAAACTAAAGAAGAAGCTTTTAAAAATATAAAAGTAACTAAGAGTAAAGAAAAATTAAAACCAAAAACAAAAAAAGTTGATAGACGTTTAACAAAAAAAGAATTATTAGAAAGTATTAAAAGAGATAGATTTAGACCTAAATCAAATATTAAAAAAGATGATGCTAGAATTGAAGCTGCTTCTATTCAAAGAAAAATAAAAGGAGCAGGTCCTGGACAAAAACCTTTAAAAGGTGCAGCTTTAGCATCAGCACAAAAAGAATTAGAAACATATCAAAGAATAATGTATTCTAAAAAAGGTGGATTAATTAAACGTAAAAATGGTGGACCAATTAAACCTAGAGGAGTTGGTGCAGCACTTAGAGGATTTAAAATGAAAGGGAGAAAATAATGCAAATCAAAACTAAAACTCTAATAGTAGGAGCTAATGCAAGAACTATTAATCAATCAACTGGTCATGATACAAGTGGTAAACCTACTGGACAAGGTTATGGTGCAGCAAGAAAAGGACCTGGAGTAAGAGGACCAATCGAAGCTCAAATTAAAGAAGAGCCTAGAGAATATAAAACTCAGGGAGAATAAATAATGTCATTAAAAAAAACAATAGAAACTGTAATAAAACGTGGTCGTAAATCTAAAAGAGGTAGACCTAAAAAGAAAGTTGAAACTAAAGTAGTTACTAAGAAAAAACAA